ACTTTACACCTGCCGAGAGCGGGGACTCAGAATTGGGCGAAGACGTTGTAAACGAATTGACCAATGCATTTACTATTCCGCAGTTTAACGAAGAACTAAAAGACATGTTCCCATTACTACACAGCATTCATCAAAAGCGTGTTGCAGAAACTACAGTAGATTTAGACACAGTAGTCGGCGAAGCAAGTGCTGTAGCAGAAATGGATCCGGACAGTTTCTTTGCAAAAGTTGCTGGCGCAGAAGAAGAAGGATTTGATATGCTTCATGATGCTTTGATGGGCAAGTATGGTAAGGCTATAGAACAAAAAGTTCAGAGCATGTACGATGATGTTGCTGTGGATAATGGATATCATCCAGATGACGACTTTGAAAAAATTTATGATAGAATGTTAGATAACATTGCAGACGATTATGGTAAGACAGAAGGCTTAGATGATTTCGAAAACTGGGCCGATGATGTTGTTGATAACGCTCTTGAAGACGGCGACGATGACAACGGAACAACAGATGTAACAATTGATAAAGACGGTGCTATGAAACTAGCAGGCGATGAAGAAGAGCCTAAAGATGAAAAAGCAAGCACTGAAGATATCATTGAGTTTGTCCGCTCATTCTATGATAAAGAAACTGGAGCGTTTCCAAAAGGCGAAACAGGCGTGGTTATTTCCGCTCGTAAGCGTTTTGGCGATTCCGTAGGGGATCTAGTTGAGAAGTTTGTATCTAAACTGACAGGTAATAAGGTACAAGTGGAAGACGAAGAAGATGTAGAAGAAGGTAGCATCAAGTATATGCACAGTTTAAAAGCCAAAGGTCACAGCGATGAAGAAATAGCCAAAGAACTAAACATGTCCGCTGATGAAGTTAAAAAGGCTATGAGCAAAACTGTAGAAGATGCTGACAAAGACAACATGGGCTTCAGTGATAAAGAAATCAAAATGGCATTTGGTGTATTGAATGACAAAAGATTTAAAGGTGGCAATTACACAGGTGCTGCTGGAGTAATTGAAAAGATTGCTAAAGGCTTATCCAAACATCCTAGTGTGGCTAAAGCATTACAAAAAACAAACGAAGTTACAGAGTCTCGAAAAGCACCAGCAGAAGTTAAAAAATTAATGGCTGGACATACATACACTTGTGAAGACTGTGGATGCGAAATGCACAACTGCAAACCAGATTGTGATTGCAAGCACGACTCACATGACGAAATGGGATCTTGGTGGAAAGATGAAAACGGAAACGGTATCCCAGATGTAAAAGAATCTAAAAACGAAGACTTAGACTACATTACAGACAAATTGGCTAAATTACTTAGATAAATTCAGAATTTATAGTTGACTTTAAGATAAAAGATAACTATAATATAGATATGTTGTTAGAGAAACATATCGAAACGTTTGGTACTAGTATCGAACAACAGGCACATAAAACATAAAGGCAAAACATAGGAGGCTTATATTATGGCAACATTAGCAGAGATTCGTGCAAAACTACGCGAACAAGAAACAAACAGTTCGGGCAACCGACAGTCAAGCGGCGGCGACAACGCAATTTACCCACATTGGAATATGGCAGAAGGTAGCGAAGCAGTACTTCGTTTCTTACCTGACGCAGATCCTGAAGCGACTTTCTTTTGGAAAGAGCGTTTGATGATCAAACTTCCTTTTGCAGGTATTAAAGGTCAAACTGATTCACGTCCAGTGACAGTTAACGTTCCATGCATGGAAATGTATGGAGAAGCATGTCCTGTACTACAAGAAGTACGTGGCTGGTTCAAAGACCCTGCGTTAGAAGCACAAGGTCGTAAGTATTGGAAAAAACGTTCTTACATTTTCCAAGGCTTTGTAGTTGATAATCCAATTTCAGAGGATACAACTCCAGACAATCCAATTAGACGTTTTATTATTGGTCCACAAATTTTCCAAATCATTAAAGGTGCTTTGATGGATCCAGAGATGGAAGAACTACCTACAGATTATGTACGTGGTGTTGACTTCCGCATTAAGAAAACATCTAAAGGCGGATATGCTGATTACTCAACATCACAATGGTCACGTAGAGAACGTGCTATTACTGATGAAGAAAAAGCGGCAATTGATGCAAATGGATTGCATAACCTTAATGACTTCTTACCTAAGAAGCCAACTGACGTTGAAGTTAAAGTTATTCAAGAAATGTTTGAAGCATCTGTTGATGGTGAAGCATATGATCCAGAGCGTTTTGGGCAGTACTTTCGTGCTCCAGGCATGAGTGCTCCTACAGGTGATCCAAACAAAGGTGCAACAGCGCCTGCGGCGGCTCCTGCGGCTCCGGCTCCTACTCCAGTAGCAGAACCAGTAGCAGAAACTGTGGCACAACCTGCTCCAGCGGCAACTACTGCAAGTGCAAGTGAAGACAAACCAAGTAGCGAACGTGCTAATGATATTTTAGCAATGATTCGTAACCGTCAATCTTAAGGAGTAATCATGGCGAAACCATTCGACGTTAGTAAATTTCGTAAGAATCTTACCAAGAGCATTACAGGTCTTGGTGTAGGTTTTAACGATCCAACTGACTGGGTTTCGACTGGCAATTACGCATTAAATTATCTTATCTCTGGGGATTTCTACAAAGGGATCCCCTTAGGTAAGGTTACTGTGTTTGCTGGCGAATCCGGTGCAGGTAAATCATACTTTGCAAGTGGTAATATTGTAAAGGCCGCACAAGATCAAGGTATCTTTGTAGTTCTAATTGACTCAGAGAATGCACTTGATGAAAAGTGGCTACAAGCATTAGGTGTTGATACAGACGAAGGCAAGTTGCTTAGACTGTCAATGTCAATGATTGACGATGTTGCTAAAACAATTAGTGAATTTATGAAAGACTATAGATCAGATTATGATGCTGTAGATACAGTGGACAGACCTAAAGTACTGTTTGTTGTTGATTCACTAGGTATGTTGTTAACGCCAACCGATGTTGATCAGTTTGGTAAGGGTGACCTAAAAGGTGATATGGGTAGAAAACCTAAAGCACTTACGGCACTTGTACGTAACTGTGTTAATATGTTTGGTGCTTACAATGTAGGTATGGTGTGTACAAATCACACATACGCATCACAAGACATGTTTGATCCTGATGACAAAATCAGTGGTGGACAAGGATTTGTGTATGCTTCATCTATTGTAGTAGCAATGAAAAAGTTGAAACTAAAAGAAGATGAAGACGGTAAAAAGGTAACAGATGTACGTGGTATCAGAGCCGCATGTAAGGTAATGAAAACACGTTACGCAAAACCTTTTGAAGGCGTACAAGTAAAAATCCCATATGAAACAGGTATGGATCCTTATAGTGGACTAGTAGATTTGTTTGAAAAACAAGGTCTTCTAACACAACAAGGTAACAGACTAAAGTTTGTCAACAGTCGCAATGAAGAAGTTCTAAACTATCGTAAGGACTGGACAGGCGAAAATCTTCAACTCGTAATGGACGACTTTTCTAAGATTAGGCATAAGTACGAAGATGCTGTAGAACCGGAAGACGAACCGGAAGAAGCAGTTAGTACAACTATCGAGGAAAAAGTAAGTAATGGAGATGAGTGAAGATCAACTAATTGACCTTTGGGACATATTTTCTGAATATGTACCCAAAGGTAATAAAGAACAATTAGCAATGCAATACATTAAGTGGTGTCAAGACAACGGTGTTGACGAAGACGTTTTATATGCTGTAGGTGCTGAAGATCCTTATCTAGGAGAAGCAGTAGAAGATCTACAGGGCAAACGCGGAGACGAAGACGCTGACGATTGGGACGACGATGAATATAGCAGTGACGATGAAGAGTGGGATTAAATGAATTGGTATTCTAGGATTACTCAAGATATTGCAAATATACCTAATGCTATATTATGGTATGAAGGCGAACTAGAAGAAGCACGTAAAGAAACTAGACTGTTTGGCAACTTAGAAAAACAAGCGGCCAACTTACCCGGTGTAGTTGAACAACGCTTTGGTCAGTTGCAAGAGATTGAAGCAATTTTAGAATACCTAAACATTGAACTACGCCGAACACGAAGTAAGTTCTTTAAACAATATTTAGAAAACTATCAACGAGCATTATCCAGCCGTGACGTAGAAAAATACGTAGACGGTGAAGCAGACGTTGTTGATTTTGAAAAAATTATCAACGAGTTTGCCCTGTTGCGTAACAAGTGGTTAGGTGTTATGAAAGGCATTGATATGAAGCAATGGCAGATAACTAACATTACCAAGTTACGTGTAGCAGGAATGGAAGATGCTTCGATATAACATACTACTTCTTAACAATACAGAAAATTATCATAGCGGTTGTAAGACTGTAATCGATTTCTATAGACATTATTTTACTAATCACAATTTAACTATAGCAGAGAATTTAGATGTAGATGTAAAGAGTTATGATTTAGTTGTTGCTAATGGCGAAGGAACAATGCATCATAATAGTGAAAAGGCAAATAAGATCTTAGACTTGTTATTACAAGCAAAAAAGTCCATGCTAGTTAATACTGTATGGCAGAATAATGACAAAGAACTAGCAGAAAAATTATTAAAAATAAGTTATATTAGTGTTAGAGAAATTAAATCAAAGTATGAAATTTATCAACAAATAGGATTAACTGTTGATGTTCATTTAGATTATAGTTGGTTTGTTCCTGTTGGATTTACTGTAAAAGAATACAAAAATCTAATAGTAGGTAATAAAATGAATGTTCCGAATGTTAAACCAAAAAAGCCTAAAATTAAAAACATAGGTGAAGACGGATACATTGACATATTCACACAATCATGGAATGATATTGTTTCGCAACTAAAAAATTCAAAGTTGCTTGTTACAGGTCGTCATCATGAAATGTATGCCGCATGTAAAGCAGGATGTCCTTTTATTGTAATAGAAGGAAACACACATAAAAATCAAGGACTTTTTGAAACTGCTGATGTAAACATACCTGTTTTACCTTTTGGTTGTTCAAATGAAGAAATAATTAATGCAGTAAATAATATTGATCAATATCAATCTGAGTATGAAAAATTATTTAAGTATATGGCCGGACAAAGACCGCCGGAACTATTGAAGTATGTTGGAATGGTTTAACAATAAAGATGTTGCTATAATAGGCGGCGCAGAATCTTTGTTTAACCAAGGCTATGGTAAAACAATTGATCAGCACGAAGTTATAGTAAGAATAAATCGAAGCGTAATTATAAAAAAGCAAGAACATCAAGGAATCAGAACTGATTATTGGGCAATTGGCCATCATAAAACTGTTGAAGATCTCTTCGATAAAATATCCTGCAAAAATTTCCATTTAAGTCATAAAAGACCTAAAACTCCACATCCTAGAATAGATTATTATTTGCCTATGGATATTCTTAATAATTTACGATCAAATTTAAAGCATGATAAACCTAGTAGTGGATTAATGACTTTAGATTATATAAACCTATGCAACCCAAAATCTATTAGTATATATGGGTTTGATTGGAGAGAGACTCCTACTTGGTATTATACAGATACAGATTATCAACCCCACGATTGGCTCTTAGAGAAGAAATACATAATAACTAATTTTAAACATATAAAGGTTTATAACTAATGGAAACTCCAAAAAAATTTAGAATGAAGATTACGTATCCCGACGGTACAACTATAAATGCTAGAAAAGATTTTAAAGTTTGGACTGACTATGTTAACATTACTGATCTAGACTTTAAAGGAAAACGTGTGCTTGATATAGCAACAGACGAAGGTTGGTGGGCATTCTGGAGTGAAATGCAAGGTGCTGATTATGTAGAAGCAAGCGATGTCGAACGTGGCGAAGATTATGACTGGGGTGCTACAAAAGATTGGGAGTGGATTAACACATTAAATCAGAATAGAGGCGGCAAAAAAGTATTTGATTATCATCATAAAAACCTAAATAGTAAAGTTGTATATAAAAAAGAGAGTATATATCAAGCAAAAGGCAATTTTGATTTTATTTTTGCTCATGGGTTGATGTATCATTTAAGGCACCCGTTACTAGCGATAGATAATATGTATAATTGCTGTAAAGGATTTTTTATGTTTGAAACGTTTGTAGACGGTCATAATCCAAATCAAGATATTGCTGAAACAAAGTTTTATAGAACGACTGAATTAGGTCCAATATCAAATTGGACAGGAGCAACAAGTGCGTGTTACAACAGTTGGTTAAAAGATGCAGGATTTAATGATGTTTATTACACTGATAGAGGTGCTCCATTAGGACCACCTAGACAAATTTTTATAGGAGTAGTTGATCCTATGTATAACGAAAGATTTAAGTCGTGTGAAAATTTACATTATTGCGACGATGATTATTGGGAAAAAGTATTCAATCAAACTAAGTATTCGAAATAACTCGATACAATAATATACGCATATAAATACCAGTATGAAAACAATCGTATTGGTAACAGGTGGCTTTGATCCACTACATTCCGGACACATTGCCTACTTTGAAGCGGCGGCCAAACTAGGTGATGAACTTATTGTCGGACTTAATTCCGACGAATGGCTTACACGTAAAAAAGGTAAACCATTTATGCCTCTTAAAGAACGTGTTGCTATTGTAAGCAACTTACGTATGGTAAGTGGTTGTATTGATTTTGACGATTCAGACGACGGCGCTGGTGGCGCAATATTTAAATGCAAAGAACTTTTTGGTGCTGATTGTAAAATTATCTTTGCTAACGGCGGTGATCGCAGTGTAAAAAATATTCCAGAACTTGTTATGTATGGTGATGATCCGCAAGTAGAGTTTGTATTTGGGGTCGGTGGCGAAGATAAAAAGAATAGTTCAAGTTGGATATTAGATGAATTT